GGCCAAACTGTCTGGTAGTACGCCCTGCCATCTGTGGAGGCAACGCGGCATACCTTTCAGTAAACGGTGTTGTTTCCAGATAATCAGCGAACCTTAACGTAAGGTCTTGACCACCTCTTCCCTGCTGGGCGAGTGCGCCAAGAAATTCGTTATATACATTCTGAAACTGATTCTGGTAATACCTCTGGGTATTTGCAGACTGTCCTGAAAACGCAGTTCCCCTTGGGCTGCTGTAATATGCTGCCTGCGGATAATCAGTAAGAAAATCCGCAAACGAATTATCACTGCCAAAATAATTGGCACCAGGTCCTCCTCCGGGATTGTTGTTAGTAGTCATTAATTACTCCTATGTAAACGGATTGAATACTGGAGCGCCACCACCTGTGTTAGGGCTGCCAACATAAGACCTCAGTAACTGGGCGCCACCAGCTTCAGGATTAGCTTCCTGCCACGCGGCAATCGCTCTGTTAATACCTGAACCTGCAGACCTTCCCGCTATCGGGTTAAGCCCTGCTATCTGGGCATTTGCAATCATGTTCGCAGCTTCAGCCATACTCAATGCATCAAGGTAATCACCGGCAGCACCCGTAGGCATTACAGGCATTGTTGTGCCTTCCGCAGGAGTACCAAACAAACCGCCTATCCTTGTCTGCCACTGGTTCCTTGACCACGGAGTCATACCCATAGTTCCCTGTGTTCCAAAAGCAGGGTTATTAGTTCCCACCATATCTCCATACGCTCCAACTCCGTCTGCTACCGTATATCCAGGTCTTGCACCTCCACCCAGAAAGTCCCTAAAGCTAAGCCCAGTCGCTGCGTCTGATACGTTATATCCTGCGGCACCTCCTGCAGCAGTGGGTGCAGCAGCAAGCATATACTGGGATGACATCGGGTCAAACTGCCTGCTTAACACAGACCGTGCCAGGGGGTTTAGAAACCTGCCAAACGCCTGTGCGTCCGCATATCTGTCAAATACATTCCGCCTCCCCTGTAGAGTCCGGCTTTCCTCATTTCTTATAAAATCTGCCATTGTCACTGGGCTACCTCCTGTTGTACTAGTAGTTCCCGGATTTATTGCCGTGTCATTAGTTTTCCCATTACCTCCCCCATTACTTCCTCCGCCCTGTCCTGGGGAAACGCCTCCCATTGTCGAGGTGTCCTCAGATGGAGTAGTAATTACAGATAAAGAATTTTGCTCTCCGCCTGGGGTCCCTACCCACCATCCCTGCATCCCTGGTACCTGATATGCTGTCGTTCCTGTACTAAGATACCCTGTCCCGCTCCACTCAAAAACCTGTCCATTAGGAGTTATAATCTGGTCCCCAATATTAAGCTCACCTCTTTGGTTACGTCTTGTTGCTTCATCTTGAGTCATTGTTGGAGCATTTAAATTAAAAGCCATTAATCCCTCCCGTATCCATTAGAACCAAACCACCTAAAGTCACGCTTGGCCCACTCTTGAAATAGCGATTGTGCTGCTACTGAAGCAGCCTCACCCTGTTCCTCATAATCACTGGTGGGAGTTCCATGAGTTAGTGTAGGTATCTTAGTATTATCCATTACCCATTTATCAATCTCACGCCCGATAGACTGGGGAGCATAACGTGCAACAATCGGGTTTGCACCTTTTGTGGATTTTGCAATAATCCACTGCTTAACAGTTTCAGGGTCCCTTGCAAGACTTTCCAATGCTCCACCCAGCATTCTGTCCTGGGGAATAGCCTCTTCCCCCGCTACTGCTCCTTGAGAAAGAGAAGACTGGTTCATTAAATCACTTGTGTTTGCAGACACCTGTTCCATATTTCGCTGCCAGTCATCACGATTCCACAGGTTAGCAGTCCTGTTTTCAGGGTCAAAAGCAGCACGTAAGTACTCTTTATAATTTCTGTTTACAATTTCGGCACCTTCTTTATTGCTTCCTGTAGGCAATGCACTATTCCACGGGCTATTAGGATTAGTTAATTCAATATTAAACTGATGCCGTAGCTGTCTTTCCCACCTGTTATACAGTCCTTCCGCACGTGGATTCATCATTCTAAACGTAGGGTTTTCCCCTTTAAACACGTTATAAATAAGACTTTTCCCTGAATCAACTTCAGACAACCAGTCAAGCCATGTTGACCCATCTACCTTTGCCTGTACTTCTTCATTTGCAGCAATAGCCTCAGTTACTTCCCTATCTCCTGTAGAGTCTGTTGCCGATACAGTACCAGATGGTTCTATATATGAAGGCGTTACAGGGCGGTCAGCAAAAGTTTCAGGAACAGATACAGGTCCCGAAACACTGTCTACAAAGTCCCTGTCCAACTCATTAACCATACTGGTAATAGCACTGCGTACTACTGTATCCCCTTCGTTCTCTCCAACATAACCTGCTATCTGCCTGACTTTAGCATCGTATGCCGGACCACCTCCTGTGTCTTCATATATATCTTTAAGATGGCCTGTTATTTCCAGTATTTTATCTGTGGTAGACCACGTTGGATAACTTGCAAGCACATCCAGTGTAAGGTCATCCGTTATCATTTCATCTGCAACAGTCTTGGGGTATCCTGGTGTCGTTAGCCCTTCCTGGGAACCAAACAATTGCTGATGTACAGGGTCCGTAGCGAAATCTCCTATAGCACTTCCAGCTCCACCAAAGAAATCTCCTATTCTGCCAGCTATGTTTCCTATACCACTTTGAGCATCTCCCCACGGAGTCTCTACATTAGGCATAAGCCCACCTGGAAACAAATCTATCTGTGGAGTAATCCATCTTCCATCATATCCAAGAGGTGGTGCAACATCTGACCTGGGAGGGCCAATTGCACTTTCGTCATATATTCCACTGGCAATATCCTGTGGAACATTCATAGACTGCAAATCGTTAGCCAACCAACGCCCAAGGTCTTCCTTAGATGCAGTTTTTAGCCATTCCGCATTAAGCGCTATGTTTTGCTCAGTCCGCATCTTATCCCAGTCAAAGTCTTCTGGAGGCGCATCTGGCAATGGCTCTTTCCCCGTACCAGGGAATTGTCCTTCCAACATCCTTGCCAGTGCGGTAGATTCAACAGAATCCACACCTCTGTCCGCGGCAATCATCCGTGCCATTAACTGTTCTTTCCCTGCGTCATAATTCCGGGATTCTGTCATTTTCTCCTGCAGGGCAGATAACTGTTTAGCCTGTGGAGCATAAAGAAGTTCAAGTTCGTTTTGCAGTTCAAGATTAAAATCACCTGCGAATTGAGACACTGCTTTTGTAAGAGGAGTTTTTCCGAAAACTGCCATTTAAACCTCCCTCGGCGGGACTAGTCCCATCTGTCTCATTCTTGCCTCCTCGTTATCAACCGCACCTGGCCTTGGTGAACCTGCAGGCATAGTCATAGGCGGACCCTGTGGAGCTACAGGCGGAACACCCATTGCCGCATTAGGCATTACTTCAGGCGGTAATCCTGGTGGGCCACCTGGTGGCGGGGGCGGAGCGCCTCCCGGTCCGGGTGGTCCCTGTGGAGGCGAACCTGGCATACCTCCAGTAAACCCTGCCGCCATTGCCATTTTGGTTGCCGCAACTTTTTCCATCATCAGTCTCATCAGTTCACCGTAGTAGAACTGAGCCAGGTCCCCTCTACCTCTGTTTTCAAGTGAGGCAAGCAAAGTCCACAGGCTGGCTTCGGGTAATGCCTTTTCAGCTACCTGTTCCTTAATAACATCATCGAGCTGGTCTGCGTCCTGCAGTCCCAGAATCATATCTCTTATAAATATGTCAGGCAGCAGCGGAGTAGGACCCTCTCTTGCTATCTGGGCCATAGACATCTTGGACATATCGTCCTGTGGTAACTGGCTCAGAATAGAGACTTCAGGGTCACCGCCCTTCTTGACTATATCGGGTGATATCTCATCAGAGAAGTACATCCTGTCCCTGTCTCTTCCCGATACTTCCATTGCCTTGAATCTTCCGCTTGCATACTGTTCACTGATAATAGTAAAGATAGAGCGATAGGCTTTTTCCAGTGCGTCTATCCTTGGAGACAGGACTGTTTCTATTCCCTGTCTTAATGTGTTTATTGCGTATCCTGATAACTGGAACTGTAGTTCCCCGTAGATTGAATAAGGCAATCCTCCACGCTGTATCTCAGAAGATACAAGCCCCATAAACGCCCCTGATTCTTTTGCCATCTCAAGCATACCCAGTGGCTCTACGTCTTCTCCCTGACCAAGTGCTATCTCGGTTCCTTCCTGATAGGGGTCTTCATCGAGTGTCTTTGTGCCGTCCCTGGACTTTACCTTCAGTCCCTGCTTACGGGAACGTGCGGTAAGTTCAAGCATGGTAGACATCATAAAGTTATTGTTATCAAAGTTTTCACGATTATGCTTGAATACAGATTCTCCGTAATCAGCAATTGCGTCTGTTCCCACTTCATCTGACTGTATAAGCGGGGCAGACCCCACCATACCTACAAAGCACGGAACTCCGTCATAGCCATGCCGCGTTCTCTTTTTGAGTATGCGGTCTTCCATAACTACATAGTTATCTTCCTTATCGTAGAAATCGTAGACATATACACTTTCGTCCCTGTCCTCATTCTCTCCAAAGTTACGCACGTTATACTGTCTGCGTACATCAGACGGAGATTTTCTTACCCTGTAACATGCCCATTCAAGCCCGTCAGTCCCTTCTCCCCAGTAAGTATTCAACGGGTCCCACGGTGTGATATCCACCCTGGTTTCCTCTTTATCATTCTTAACAAGCATGGCTCTGCCTGCGTACCATCCCCTTACGGTTAAGTACCACGCAAGCTGGCTTCTGAGTGACGGGAGTAATCTCTGCATAAGATTGTCATCTGCCGCACGGATAATCCCTGTAAGGAATCTTTCTTTCTGGTTGTTTGTATCACGCTGGTCACGCTTGTTTCCACTGAAAGGAATCCTTACTACCATCTCGGCAGAGGTAAGCCAGCTCACAATCTTATCAGCCATTACCTGGGGTTCATTGGAAGTAAAGCTACGGTATCCATCACCCGCGTCATAAGGCTCAAGCCTGTATATGCTGTGGTCCTTTTCCATCCTGTCACGCAGTGGAAAAGTTGCAGAGTGATGCGCCTCGACCATACTAATGATATCTGTGACTTTTCTTCGTGCCAAAGTTACCACCTTTTTACAGAAATAGCGCCGTGACCTTTTACATAACCGTACCCATAGTTATCTACTATACCGTAAACCAGGGCTTTAATACCATGATTATTTTTATCTTCAGGAGTCTGTCCTACAATATTTCCATCACGGTCAGTTTTCCATCTGTACGCACGGGTCTGTCCGTCAAAAGGACTTGGTGCCGCGCCGAATTCAGATAACAATCCTGTACATGAGGGGTTTATTACGAGTTTAGATTCCTTCGATATAGGGTCAGGTTTAAGGAAACTTTTCAACCTTTCTGTTCCATCGTTTATCTGTACCTTACTTGATGCCAGATACAGTCCTGTATTTTTCATCCATAGTTCAGCCGGTGCCGTCATAGCCTGGTGCTGGTATCCTGCCACATCTATCACCCCGTACTGTACGTCCTGCCACCACGGCCTTGACTGGCATAGCTGTATTATCTCTTCAGTTATAAGCCCCCTCTCGTACACCTCATCTATAACCTGGATTACGTCATCCTGTATCTGTACTGCCACAACTGCATATGCTCCCGCGTAACCGGGGTCCATCCACAAATGTACGGGAGTTCCCACATCCCACTTCACATCAGCAACGTGGAGGTTAGGTCTGAACTCAGGGAACACCAGTCCTTCCGGCGGACTGGGGATACCCTCAATACGCTCAAGAAAAAAATCATCACTGGCATCTCTTTTAAGTCTCTGTATCTCAGGGTCTTCCACTCCTCCCGGATACAGGTGCGTATTCGTATAACTCGGCAGTGAAAACGACTGTTCGTCCTCACTTGGTATTGACCATGCCGTATGCATCTGCGGATACCATCCAAGTGAACCTTCAAACGTGCCTGCAAGAAACAGCCATCCACGTTTAGGAGCGCATCTGCCGCGCATACGGTAAAAAGTTTCAAGGTCCAGCTGTGATGCTTCACAACCTATAATCCCATTGGGCGCTCTCATAGCCAGGGTTCTTGGGTCTTTAGCTGATTTAGTTTCTATCCGTGTACCGTCAGCCAGTACAATTCTGCCTGGGTCTACTCTCTTGGTAGATTCTGCCAGTACTCCCAGTGCCGCGAAATCCTCTACAAGGTATTCAAATTCAGCACGGGTTCTTTCATAGTCAGCAGCTACCAGCCAGTACAGTCCGGGTTCTCCTATTTCAAGAAACCTGGAGAGTAAATACTTGGAGGCAATCATGCTTTTGCCTGCCTGTTCCCCTCCTGCTACAAGAATAAATCTCTTACGGGAAAACAGTATCGGCATCTGAGCTGGTGTGGGATTAAATCCAACACGGTCAAAGATATAATCAACTACATCTTCCCTGGAAGAATCAGCTATCTGTGTCATCTAGTGAACCACGCTTACTTTGAAGTATATCTCTTGCCTGTTCCACTGCTGATTTAACCTGTTCCGGCTCCAGTTTCCTTGCTTTAGGAGGCGTATCTTTAGCATCCTTCATTGCCTTCCTGAACTCTGATAACACATCCTTGGCATCACTGGCACTCTGGTTTGTACCCTTGTATTTCTCAGGCATAGCGCCATTGAGTGCAAATATCAACAGCGTGGGATTAGCCTTGTAATCCAAATTGCCATGCATCTCGTTTATAAGGTCAAAGAGGACTCCTTCAAGCCTGTCATTGTGACTCTGCTTTGCCTCGTTAAACCTGTCCAGAAACAAAACGTCCTGGTCACGCCACCTCTTAACCGTAGAAGCCCCCACCTTTGCCATCTCAGCAGCCTTGGTAATAATCCCAATCTTCTCAAAAGCCATCAGGAATATTTCCTGTTTCTTCTCTGTATCTCTGTGAGGATTTCCTTCGGATACCCCAGGATGCTTACCCATTAACTGCCGTCCGTTGTAATTACATCTTTTGCAAGGGCTATAATACCGGCTGCCGCCACACCGCTTATCTCAGGAAGCCCTTTAAGCATACCTACAATAGAAATTACGCCAAGTAGTCCTATAGCCAGTATAATCTGTGGTCTTATACGCCCCATATTAATCGAGTTCCTAACTGATTCTGGTATTCCCGGTGGTCTAAAGCTTGCCATTATCTGAATATAACCCCTTACTAGTGTATAATCAAGCTGACACACGGCGTTGACAGGGGATTATGACTCCTTCCCGATTAACTCCTCCGTTAAAAAAGCATCGGGTAAAAGCTTTCACCGTCCGTCTGAAGTCAACTATGACGGAAAGTGTCACGTTCTCCTTTTTTGGGGCTAGGCAGAGGTTTATGCTGACTTCATATTCTCCTCTGTCTAGTCTTTTTTTATTTCAGCGCAGTATTAAACCAGTGATTTAACGGCCTCTTTGGCATCATCGCCAGGTCATGGGTGTAAAACACATTCCCGTTATTCGGATTCTTATGGGGCCTTTTAGCCCTGTCATGTGAGTTGTAATGAATCTTCTCGTCACCACAGTCCCTGCAAACACCCAGGCACTCCCGGCCATCAGGTAGCGGTAAAATATAATAATGAACACAATCCTCTGAATTTTTCATTTTTGACTTTTCCTTTACATTACATGTTACAATGTTACATAACAACAATGCTACGTAATAAATAACAACGTAGTCCCCACAGACGTAGTTGTTATTTATTTGTTACATCCCCTCCCAAAGCTTCTTTCTTAAAATAACAATCGTGGTTATTTTTAACAATTATAGTTATTTGTTCCTGAATACTTAAAATAACCACCTCTTGTTATTATTAACATCGGTGGTTATTTTAGTAACTCTTATTCAATTCCCTGATTCCCCGTAGTGGTTGGGAATTTGGGAATCGATTTAACAAACCTGGTGTAGCACTGTCTCATGAGGGGGTACCTTTTACGAAAAAATTCTGTCAGAGGTATCCACCCATCACCACACAGCATCCTAAGACATACCCCCTCACCATACACCTCACACCACACACACACCTCCCACAGCACCTCACACCACACCCACCGCCTCACACCACTCACCCCTCACCTCACAGCCCTACACACCCACCTCATCCCACACTCCACCACTCACCCATCCCCTCACACCCATCACCACTCACCCACCACCATACACCCATCACCTCACACCACTCACACCTCACCATCCACCCATCACCACTCACCCCCCACCCGTTGCGCAACACTAGGATTTTCGAGCGTGGGATATAAAGTAGTGCGAAGCTCTCAGTCACAACTCGTGACTGGAGAAACATTCTGGAGGAGTGGTGTTGCATGGCAACAACACTACTCCTCCAGGCCAGGAGAGGTTCAACTGTTTGAAGGAAGCAACCGAAACGATAGGAAACACATAGCAATTGTGCCTCATGTTTTGTATTCATTGCGGTTGGTATTGAAACAATCTCACAACACCCAACACAGCAACGCAATGCAGCACAAAACACAGTCATTAATTAAACCTATACAAATAGTGCTTGACAGTGTTTAAACAGTCATGAGACGATATACACCTATATATTGAATAGGTAGGTATAAATGGCACGTAAACGGTACCAACATAGGAATAAAAGCAAACGGTTCGAGTGTATAGCGCCCAACCAAATGCGCACTTCCTCAATTGTTAACGTACACGTTAAACATAAAGCTCAATGGGGGCGTCACATGTTTAATGCCAACCTACAATTAGCACACGTACACAATGAACAATCTGACTGTATCGAGTGCGTATTTGTGAACATTAAAAACTAAATAAAATTATTAATTAGTCGGCGGTTGACTTGTTCGCCATTCCACGCCGATATAGTGGAAAATTGTTTATAGGTTAGTCTCGTGTCACGTGCCATATAAGGATAACGTGACATTATGAAAACATTCGTAAATCTAGACACTTCGACAATCGTAGAACCGAAAGTATCAAAAGCTATTAACGCAATCGGTAATACGGTTCTACAACCATTCGCTAAAGATGACCGGTTCACTAAGGCGTCAAAGTCTCGGTTGATTCTCTCGGCTAGTCCAAACGGTAATCAAGTTGACCTAATCAAGGTTGACAATAAGACCGATATCAACGATGCCATTAATGTATTTATGTGGTTGAATTCCGAGACAATCAAAACCGCACGAGACGGTAAACCAAACAGCAACGCAAGCGATAGCGCAAAAGATGCTAACGCTGACATATCAGTGTCAATTGGTAAAGGTTGGTTAGAGTTGGCCTACCGTGCAAACGGTTTAAAAGCTTATAACACTAAAGGCGGAGGTAAAAAGATGACCTCCGAATTTATAACCGATATTAAGAAACTCGGTTGTGGTGTTAGTGGGCGTAAAGCTTATGCAATGCAAGGTATTAAAGACCTAAGCAAAGCAATGCTTGCCGATATTGAGACGGTCAAAGCTTTAAAGGTTGCCGAGTACAAAAAACCAACCGATAACAGCGGTAAACGGTCAAGACTATTTTGTGTGGTTGGTTGTGATTTCAACGAGTTGATAACTCAGCAATTCAAACTCGACGATATACCAAACGCACAAAAAATATTAACGTGCAAGGTACATCAAGGTACACCACAAACCGAACCGAGACAGTCGAAAGACCAAACCGATGCAGTAAAAACTGCCGAGCATATTTTAAATTAATTTAATCTCGGCACGTGACACGATACTAACTTATAAGCATTACAATGTTTAGCTTTTACAGCTAGGCATTACAACATGGCTACCTGAACACGCCCTGCCCAGGCGGAGTGTGCAAGGAAGGGGTCAGGTTGTCCTGTCGATAGGACAAAACTACGCTGCCGAAACACGTAAAGAAATAGAGGAGGGAAGGCAGTTGTCCTGTCGATAGGACAAGTTACCAATTAATTAATCGGAGGAACATATGAAAGCTTTACGATGTAGCCACAAGAATTGTAACAAGTTCGCCCTTGCGTATAAGGAAATACTGTGCAAGGTACATTACTTTGAGAGAGGTGATAGCAATGGCAAAGAAAAAGAAACACATTCTCAATCCTCATAGCTACGAAAGGATAGAGGCTAACCGATTCTATATTGGTTCTAATCTAGTTGGACACTTACATAAGACTGAAGGTGAAGGTTATATCTGGGAATCAACTCTGGGATTTCAGGCATATGACCGTGAACTTAGGACAGCTATTCGTAGAATGAGAAACATATTCTGGTATCGGAGGTGAAGATGGATACTGCAACGCTCGCGCCTGGGTATCTGCGTGAGTGCAATGTGAAAGAAAGATGCCAACCAAACAAGTTGTCCTGTCGACAGGACAGAGGAGCAAAGTGAAAGTTATGCGTATAGGAAAGTGTATCGATAAGAGTTGTCATGGGTGGTTGGTAGCAATCACCACTCGGATGAGTGCAGTCATATGGGGCGT